TGCAAGTCTGAAAGTATTACGATCTTCTTAATCGTCATCCTCATCTTCGTAAGGGATGTTATCTATGCGATTAGGTATCTGTGGCAGAATCCAATCGGGATAAGCATCGCGCTCCATAATGATGCCTAGAGCAATATCAACGCCAAAGCCAGCTCTGCGCAGGGCTCGGTACATCTCATGCAGACCAATAGCCCACGCATCTAGCGCGTTGTAAGTGTCTAGGTCTATGACCTTCTTCTTAGCCATGGCTTTATTATCGGTCTAGGAGTATGTTGTAAATCTCATCGACACGCGCATTAAGGCGCTTAATTTCAGACAGTAAATGGGTAATGACATAGCCTGACAAGCCACCGATTATAGAGATCGTGGCGATGTAGAGGGTGAAGTAATCTGATTGTGTCATCGCTTAGGGCTCGCATATCCAAAGACTCCAGCAAGGACAGCCCAGAGGATTGAGCGGTAATCAAGTGCGAAGTTAGATGCACCCCAAGCTGCTAGGAACGCACCTGCTGTGAGGATTGCTGGATTCTTCATGTTCATGCTGTGCCGCCTATCATCGGGATATTAAAGAACGAATCATCTGAATCGCCCTGCTTAGTGAAAGAAATGTGGCAATGCTTGTCGTGCGGATTAAGTCCACGATACTTGCGCCAACGCCACCCCATGCGAGGGGAAGCAATGCGCCCTGCGAAGATGACGTAAGAGATTCTCTTATCTCCACGCTTTGCACAGAGTCGAATCTGATCTGCAAGGTCAGGCATGAGGTCGGGCTTTGCTTTACCAGATAAATCCCTGTCAATGTCAATGGCTCTAACGATTCCGTTAGCATCTGGATTATGGTCGCTTGCAGAAGCACGAGCTTGATGACGTGTATCCCCAATCCAGCCGTCTGAGGTGCGATCTCTGTCTGGGTAACTATCATCGACTTGCAGCCTAAGCTGTTGTCCCGCTTTGCAAAGCAATGGCTTCACAGGCTGCACACTCCCAACGTTTTAAGTCGTTAAATAGCAATTCCTTGTGTCCGCATTGAGGTTTAGGCGCGTAGAAAGCATCTTCGACAGGATCGTAGATAAATCCAATACCTGCATAGTTGTAACGAAAGCCATTGGTAGCCGCGTTGTAAGAAGTACGAACGCAACGCTGTCCTCTAAACTCTGCATACCAATCTTCTGGACTTTTGCCCTCAATTAGTTCTGTCTCGTCAATACCCACAATGACTTCAGTTACAATGTTATCTTCATTTAGAAATGCGTAATGTGCCATTATGTCCAACTCACATTTCCTGTGCCAGCAGTGATGGTTGCGCGCTTGAATCCACCGCTTGCAGCACTTTCTGTACCTGTCAATCCTGCACCTATGGTGATTGTTCTAGTATCTGGGTAGCGTAAAATTACAACACCAGAGCCGCCGTTGCCGTTGGTTACTGCTGAACCGCCACCGCCGCCGCCAGTATTAACTGTGCCGTTTGTGCCAGTGACATCATTTCCGTTTCCACCGCCTGAACTTCCAGTTCCAAAAGTGTAACCATTTGGAGCATAACCCCCGCCACCACCGCCGCGTGATACAGCAGAACCAGTTATAGAAGAAGAAAGACCTAAACCGCCGTTACCACTAGCGGTTATAGTTGCGTTAGATCCAGCAGCTCCAGCGCCGCCACCACCGCCAGCTAAATTGAAGCCGCCAGTAGTTGCACCATTTCCACCTTTTGTGCCTTGATTAGCTGTTCCGTTTGCACCAGTACCGCCTGAACTGTTTGCGCCAGCACCTGAACCCCCGCCCGCAGGTGGAGATACGTTGCCGCCTCGACCACCGCCAGTAGAAGTAATAGTGCTAAAAATTGAATCCGCTCCATTGGTAGGAGAAGTCATAGATCCAGTTCCACCAGCACCAATGGTGACTGTGTAGTTTGTATTTAGACCTAAAGTTAAAGATGATTCTGGTGACGAACTTGCTCCTGATAATTCACCACTACATGAATTGCGATAACCACCTGCACCAGCACCACCTACATAAGCTCCACCACCCCCAGCAATAACTAAAAAATCGGCTGTGAAACGAATTGCAGGCGAGCCAATTAGTCCCGATACAATGTTGAGCATTATGCAATTGCTCCTACAACGTACCAAGTATCTGTGGCTGTCTTAATGCATACTGCGCTTCTGTACTGTCCGAGAGTTGGCTGTGCAACTGTGCCGCCAGCGGATAAGACTGTAGTTGTGCCCGGAGTAACTGCTTTGATTGTGCAAGTTCCAGCACCAATGTTGAGGACTGTCAAAGCTGTGCCGATTGGGAAGGCTACAGAAGCATTAGTCGGAATGTTAAAAGCAATGGCTGTTGCCTTATTCATGATCTCAAGGACTTGGTATTGGTCAGCCGAGACTGCTGTGTAATCGTTTGTATTGGCTGTGCCGACTGTAAATGAGGTCAAGCCGTTAAAGGCAGCCGCCGTTAATACGTCTCCTGTAGATGCTGGAAATCCTGTTGCCATGTTGCTCCTAGTAACTCATTGTCGATTGTCCGATTATACCGTAAAGACTGCTCCCAATAATGAAACCATCCACTATTGGCTCTAGGGTCGTAATCGTTACGCTCATGCGGTTTGGGGAAATGTCCCATGCAAAGCCCTGTGCTTGCAAGGTTTTCACGATTTCAGAACCTTGGTCGGTCACATTCGTAATAGTCAAATTGTCAAAGTAATCCAAGCCAATCATTGTATTGGTTGGTACTGCTGGGTCTAAGAGATCAACTGTCATCTCGTCAATACGGATGGTGGTCTCTTTGCGGGTATTGACGTAGTTCTGCGCTGCGCCTAGAACCTGTGCGTCATCTTGAGCCACAAGGTTTTCCTGTGTCAAAGAGTGTGGGAAATACTTGTCAATCGAGGATTGGCTGAAAACGTTTTGAGCTGTACCGCCAACGCGGTTGAACTTCACATCGTTGATAATCAGCTTGTCATCAAAGGCATATTTAAGGTTTTTATATGGGATGCCACCTGTTTGATTAAAGGCTATTGGAGTCGTGCCAATGCTCCTGGTGACTTCGCTGCGAGACTTAAAAATGGCTGACCCATCTGGACTCATATAGAACGCTCCAAGCCCTTCCGAGAACTCTACGTTCTTAATGGCATCGAGGGTAATACGCACAGTTGCAGGATCAGCGAGGCATGTGGCATTGCCTGTGGCTATCTGTCGCATCGAATTAGGAAATTGCACATCGTCAAGAATCTTGTTAAGGCGTGTGCCTGTGGTCTGCCCTGCGCCTGAATCGGCTACAGTTTGAATCTGGGACATCTGCAATAAGCGGAAACCATCTGTGCAAATAATATCTACATAGGCTGTTTCTTGTCCTACAGGAAAAGTGTATTTGTAATCACTTACATATCCAGAAAATAAAAATTGTGACGCTGTTGATGTGGTGGCAGATATGCGAATCTTGCGCAAAGGAGTTAAATAGGGGTAATAAGGAGAAGTAGTTGATTGAGGGTTGAAGTAACCTTGCGGGTCAAGAACGCGTACAGTTGCCGTTCCAGCATCGTACTGGTCTTTCATAATGTTACGACCACGCCTAATAGAGATACTATAGACATTGGGCGTTAAATCAACTGCTGGAATAACTACATCTGATGAACCAAATGAATTGACACCAATAATGCCGTTATCGGGTGATCCGATGACAAAACCCGAACCAAAAGTAGCCCCGCCAGAGAAGTCGAAGCTGACTGCTATCTGTGCAGGTAGGCTCATCCAGCAAAGCCGCCAGTTCTGCGGTTAATGTAAGATGAATCTCCAGTAGATAAAGATTGGTTCTGTAATCCCTTAGCAATTGCGTTGGTTACATCGCCTTCGCCTGTAATCTTAAGCTCGACAACTACGTTATTAGCATTAGGGTTATAGTTAAGTCCTGTGCGTGTGTTATAGGTAATCATGCCATCAGAAGGCATTGTAGGCACGTTAGTCGGTGGTGGTGGAGTAACTGTTGAATCTGTGTTTATCGGCGCTTGACCAAATGGTGTGCCGATTCCAATAGCGGCTGCTTTGGCAGCCAATCCGCTTAGGTAAGCATCGAGGTATTGAAATGGGTTACGAGCGTTTGGAAGAGCCGCAAGGAACATGGCAAGATTGCCAGAAGCATCTTGAGCATTAAGAATCTGGCTAGTTAGTTTAGCTGCTAAATCAGCATTGCCGTTAAGCAAAGCCAGTTGAGCCTGTAGGCGCACTTCTTCTTCTTTAGTCAATTTACCTTTGAGGGCTGCGACTATTTGAATCTGTTCTAAGTCAAAGACTGTGCCAGACTTCTTAAGCGATGCTTGCTTCTTTTGCTCGGCTGTGAGTGCCTTTTGTGATGCAACCTGCTTTTTAGTTAGGTTGGCAACTTCCTTGGCGCGCTTTGCTGCTGCGGCTTCTGCCTCGCGTTGTTGGCGCAGGCGAACTGCTGTGCCTGCTGGAGAAGCTGAACGCCCAGTTGATGCGGCACTACCGCCCATGCCTGTGCCAAATGGATCCATGAGAAAATTGGTGTAACCCTGACGGAACTTATTAACCAAGCCGATTGCTGTGCCTAATACAAGTGTGACCGCGTTCACAGCTTTGGCGATGTTGTCGATTGCCTTAGCAGCATCCTTGGCTTCTGTGCCACCACCGATACGAGCAAACGCATCAACCAAGCCTTTACCAATTGTCTCCTTGGCGTTCTCTGATGCAAGGGCAAGAGTATCCATCTTAAATGATGTAGTGGTTAGGTAATCCTGTGCTGCTCCTGCTGACTTTGCCAGCATGATGCCTAGAATCTCGTTGAAGCCTTTAGTCTGTAACTCTGCTCTTGTAAGTCCTGTGTTGTACTTGATGAGCCCGCGAGTGATACCCACATAGCCTTTGCCTAAGTCGTTAGTAACTGTGGCTAAGTCCACGCCTGATGCGCGGCTAATCTGAATAGCGTTGGTAAGTAATTCCTGTGACTTAGTTAGTGATCCAGTTATGTTAAGCAATGACTGAAAAGCTGGACGAAGTACGTCATCGGCAATAGAGGCTGTGCGCTCTAGGTTAGAAATAAAGTCTGCAACCTGTACTTTGGAGAATGAAAGCCCAAGGTTATCGACTGCGGTAGATAATCTGGCAGCGGCAGCTTCATCCGCTGCAAAGGCTTTTACCGCTGCTTTGCTGTAAGCGGTTATCGCGCCTGCGCCTAGAGTGACTCCAAAGGTACGCGCCAACTTTTTGATTGTTTTGTCAAGACGAACAGCCGCAATGTCGGCTTCCTTAAACGCTTTTTTGCCAACGAACTCGGCGGCTATATCTACTCTTAAGTCTGCCATTACTTCTTCACCCTCGCATTGAACTTAGCAGCCGAGGTCTCGATTGCTTTGATTACTCCTGCTGTGGCTTTGCCTTGATCTTCCTCAAAGGCTCTAAAGATTGCTCGACCTGTCATCTTCTGCTTATCGCCTACCAAGCGTCCACCGAGTTTAGGTGTAAAGTTGCCAGTCATGCCTGACTTACGTCCTGCGGTTTCATAAATAGCACCAGCAGCAGACTTATTAAAGATAGAAGCCAAAGCCCTAAAACCTGAACGATTGGCTTTGCTAGGGCTGGTTTTGTAGGTAATGCCACTCTTGACTTGAGCTGAATCAAAGTAACGATTAGCCCAGCGACCTTTAGCGTTGGGACGTCTCAACCATCCGCTAGGTGCTTCTGCATTGCTAGGAATAAATCCCTTTGCGTTGCGTACAACTGGCTTAAGAAAGGCAGTTATCTCTTTGGTTGTCTCTTTGGCTAATTCAGGCTCAAACTGGCGAAGGGCTTTACGATAAGCGATTACGCCTTGGATTTTTGTAGGCATCCCTTTGCTCCTTCGCTATGTCCTTTAATACCTGTAAATGAGCCTTGAAAGCCATCGTAGGAAGTTCCACGATGGAGTTGAACGGAACTCCATACTCATAGCTCAATCGAGCTGCGAGATAGGTGAGAGAGTTCCGATCTAAACTTTTGGGTCGGACTCAAGAACTTCAACACTTGATAGCGTCAAAAGAAAGTCCTCGCCAAAAGGCTTGACTGTTTCACCCGAACGTCTAATTGCTTCCCAGCACAGCCAATATACGTCTGACTGCTTCTGGTCTTCAATCAAGGCTTTGTGAAAGCCCTTCTTGGCGTAGTTCTCAAAGCTGTACTCCAAGACTGGAGTTATTTCAAACTCCTGCACCTGACCGTCAGCCCTTGTAACTTTGAGTTTTGCCATAGCCCTTTATCTCCTTTTTAGAATGTGCCTGTTGTGGTTACTGCTACTGTACCAGAGACGTTAAATGTAAGGCTCTGTGTACCTAGATCGCCAACTGCGCCGTTAATGTCGGTGGTGTTGTTGATAAGGCAGGTTGCTGTGTAAAGAGGGTTGGTTGCTGATACAGCAGTTCCCTTTGTCTGTAGCAATACTACTGTTACGTTTGTTCCCCATGCCGCTTGCAATGTAGGAAGAACTGTTGCTGCTGCTGTGTCGTTAAGGAAGTCGATAGTGATAGAAGATGCTTCTAGTCCCTTGACAAACTTGTGTCCTGAATCCCCCATCGCAGTTACTTCGAGTTCATCGAAGCTGCGGTTGAGTGTTACTGATGTGACGTAAGCAGATAGATCGACAGAGTTAATCTTCACGCCTACATTGTTGTTTAGAAATACAGCCATTTGGATTATTCCTCGTCTTTCTTAGTAGTTGCTGGCTTTGGTTCTGCTGCTGGTGGAAGCTGACCGATTTTCTTTAGGAAGTCGGCTTGTTCCTTTGTCCAATCGTCCATTCGATTAGCTCCATTCCGTTAATGTGCTGATCTGCACGTTACAGGTCAGCAAGTCTCCAGTAGGCAGGTTGAGTACAGCAGGTGCGCTCACGCTTCCTACGTTAAAGACAATGCTAGATGCGTCTAGTAATTGAAATACTTTGATTATGTCATCTTCGATGCCGGCAAGGTTGCCCTGATTATCGAGCAATGGCACAAGGATAGAAATCTGAAAATTGGCTAAAGGTGAGATGCTTGTGCGGTCATTATTGCTTGGCACAAGATAAGGATCAGCAGGGCTGACGATTACGCTGTTAGCAATAGGCGTTGCAGGCGGGAATGAGAATACTGACCATTTTGTGTTATCAGTAAGAGCTGCTGCAATGCTAGAACGTAGGGTGGTTATCGCTGGCATCAGCCCACCATAGAGTTAGGGCTTAGGTAAGGTGCAAGTAAGCCACGAACGCGAGCCATGAGCTGATTTGACATGGTATAAGGGCTAGGTGCAAATCCGTCAATAGATACCGCCTGTCCAGTCGGTGCCTGCCTTGCCTGCCAAATTGCCACACTAATCATAAGGCTGGCTTCCTGAATAGCAGGGATGGTTGCAGGATCTAAAGATGTCCCAGCATTTACAGAACCATAAGGATTTGTTGCGTGTTTTGGCTGGACTGTGCCATTGTTAATGTTGTAAGTAATCCAATAATCGCTAACGCCAGTCAGGGTATGACTGCCATTTAGATGGGCTTCGTTACCAGTTACAATTACTGTCTGACCAGTATAAAAAACATCCTTGATATTAGAATCAAAGTAAAGTTTTGCTGTGGTGGCTGTTGATTCATGTGCCACGTTGAAAAATGTGTTATTCCAAATAAAAGGAAGCAGCACGTTATCAGCAGCATCGCAGACTGACTGCAATACAGCGTCAGTATAAAGAGTGCCGATACCGAGTGCGGTACGAAGCTCTGCGACTGTTGTAAGTGCCATGATTTCCTTTCTAAAAACTCAAGGGGACTGCAAGGGCTCTGGCAGCCCCCTTGAGCGACTTAGGTGGCTTACGCCTTGTTGTTCTTGAACGCGCCTGCTGCGACCTTAGTAGCGATTGCTCCAAAGCCGTAGTAGCCGATTGTTACAGAACCTGCTGCTGTAGATTCAGCGCGTAGTCGGTATGTTGGTGACTCATACCATGTGTAAGCATCTGGGTTGACGATGAGGATTGAACCATCTGTGTCTGTTCCAGAAGCTGTGTTTGGTGTGACGTAGAGGTTGAGTCCGCCTACGTTGCCTTGTAGTGAAGTAGGTGTCGCGAGACCGCCTGCGTTCATTGGCTGTGATGCGTTGTAGATTGGACGACCATTGTCGTTGAGTGTCATGATGTTTGACCATTGTGCTGTGTTAACAATCATGTTGCGAGCGAATGGGTTAGCAAGTCCAAGTGTTGCATCGTAGATAGATGCTGAACCGCGAGCAACAATTCCAAGCAATGCTGATGCTGTTGGATATGTTGCTGTTGTTGTGCCGTCTAATGTTGCACCTGCAATAAGAGCAGCGTTAACTGCTGCGTCTGTTGCCTTTGCGTAAGCTGCTGCCATGTTGCGGACAAGCTCATCGAAGAAGGCTGGTGATGTGCGATCTAGCAATTCGACAGAGAATGTCTGCTGTCCAGCGTACTTCTTGACATCGACTGAAAGGAACGCAGCGTTCTGATCTGTATCAGAGAAAGCAGCGTTTTCGTTTGTCTGTGCAACTGTAGGCATTGCTGTGATTTTAGGAATCTCGAATGTCATACCTGCATCTGGAAGAACCCCGCGTGAGATTGCTTCGATAGATGGGCGGATTGTTGTTCCGAGTGGGTTGATGATTTCTGACAACTGGCGTGTTGGTACAAGACCTGCGTTGTCTGTTGTGTCATCTGCTGCGCGTAGATATTGACGTGCTGACTCGTCTCCGAGTGCTGCACGAATTGAGTTTTCTGCGTACTTTGCAGCGGTTACTTCGATGCGTGGCTTTGTGTAAGCCATCGCTGTTACAGCAGGGCGAGCAGCTTCAACTGCGGCAGCCTCAACTGTAGGTGTTGCTTCGACTGCTGGGGTGGTTGATTCTTCCACGTTGGCTGTCTCGCTTTCTGTTGGTTGGTTGGTTTCTTCTGCATCAGATTCTTCTGCTGCAATATCAGTAACTTGAGCAGACTTAAATGCTGGCTCTGTTACTAAACTTGTTTCGACCAAGCGGGCGGCTGATACATAAGTAACGCCATCCTTGATCTTTGACTTAATGACTTCTGCGCCGATGCTTAATCCTGACTGCAATCCTTCTTCTGCAAGGATAAGAGCTTCTGTGCCGCGCTGTGAGCGACTTACAGAAAATACAGCGTAAATTGCATCTTCTGATTCGCTAAATGAGACCATGCGACCTAGTGGCTTCTTATTGTCATGCTGTGATAAAAGACGAATCTTGCTTGGGTCTGCAATCTCGATTGAGCCAGATTGAAAGATGACTTTGCCCATGTTGGTTGATCCTGCCTCGACATTAAGCGGGACAATTTTGCCTGAAATGGTGCGGCTTGCTGAATCGGCTGTAAGTTCAGCCGCAAAAGTAATTACTTGGTTCATATCATTCCTTCGCTTCCGTTAGGTGTTAGGTCTGTCATCTCCATTGCCTGTTCTTGGGTGATGAGCTGTAAATCAAGTAGTTCGCGAATAATCTGTAATTCTACAAGTGGGTCTGTGCGTAGGTAGTTGTGGTCAATGTCAAAACGGACTTCGTTGCCACGCGCTGTAATGTCATCCATAGACAGACGATCTTCGATGGCGGTAATGTAAGGCTGCAAAGATAGTGTGAGGAACTGCTTGCGCTCATCCTGAACGTTGGCATAAGTCATCGTTGTATTTTGGTCTGCCGAGACATAATAAGGCGGTACGTTACAAAGGCGAGCAATCTGTGTTGCTAGATTCTGAATTGCCTCGTTGTAAAGCATCTCTTTCGGTGAGAACTGAACTGGCTGGAACTCAAGAGTGCTAGTGAGGTAAGCAGTTGAATTATTCTGGCGGCTACGCTTCCAAGCTGCAAGTAATCCAGATACTTCTGCTGGTGGCAGGTCGGCGCCTGTGTTGCGAAGTATTCCAGACGCCATCGGAGTGGCAGCAGAAATGGCGGCTGCCTTCTGCACGTCAATCGCTGCGCGAATTGTTGAAATGCCTGTGTTTAAGATTCCGTCATTAAGTGACTGGAATGTAATGAGAGAACCAAGACCATCCATCGGGACTGTTGTGCCATCGACAGCGTATGACTTAACAAAGATGTTGTCTTTATCAAGTGTTGCTGTAACGCGGCTATTAGCAATCCAGTCAAAGCGAGATGGTCTGCCATCTTCTGCGTAAGTCTCGACTACTTGCCAAAATGCTTGACCATAGAACAATAGCGAATCGACTGTGTAAGCAATAGTGACAGATCGTGGCTGGTGATATGAAGGCTGCTCTAACCAGAGTGGCTTGCCTAATTCTTCGCCAGTAGATTTCTTATATAGCTCTAATGGAATTGCGCCGATTGTGCCAGCGAGAAGGTTGCGGCATCGAGCGAGGGCTGGGACACCGAGAGCCTCGGTACGACCAACATAGGCAAACTGAAATGGCATCGCATAAGGTGAATACTCACCGAGGACTTGTGGAGCATACTGCGCTTCAACATTAGCTGTTGGCGTTGCACCTGTAAGGCGCGAAAAGAGACCCATAGGTCGCAATTATACACTACATATAGATTATTCTGTGTATATAGCCGCAACCTGTTGTGGTTTGTAAAGCATGTGGACAACCATGGCGGTTGCAATCGCTCCCGATACATCGCCCGCGCTTTTGCGTTTTACGATACGCCAAGCAGAATCATTGACCTTGGCTGCGCAGTTATTCATCTGCTGAATCCAGTTTGTTTGCCCTGCATGCACAAGCCTTTTTGAGTTCAGAGCATCGTTTAGATCACCACACGCCTGATAGAAGGATGCGCCGCTGATGTCTTGGGTTATCTGCCCTGCGTTTGAGAGCTTGTCGGCAATTGACTGGGCTGTGTACTTGTCGTAGCAGATTTGCCTTGGACGATAAAGGTCAGCGTGTGCCTTTATATCGACTGCAATTTTTAGATCATCGACTGCTACTTGTGACTCCCACGTCTGTAGGATTCCAATTCCAATGCGACCATCTGGGAGTATTTGCCCAGCAACCAAACTTGCATTACGGCGAGACGGACTGACATCGAATGCAAAGACAGTATAGCCGCCCACCGGAATCGTGAGTGTTGAGTCGCTCGTTTCTTCAAGAATCCCATGAGCCCACGGACTAGCGAGAGAGTCAATCCATTGGCATAGCAGCTCTGTTCTAGTATTTTCAATTGGGCTTGTCGCAACTGCTTCTTCAAGGGCTTCCTCGCTTATCGTATATCCGAGTGCTGGGTTGGCTTGAGCCCAACCTTGGCGGTCTGTGATCTTGCAATATTGGGGTGCGCTGTACTCATAGAATCCGAATGTCTTAGGTGGGTTCTCTAGGGCTCTTTCTCTCATGCCATTGAGGACTACCGAGAAAGCGTCTCCTGCATTTGAGGTAAGAAGCGTTTGAGCATTTGGACGCGCTCTAGTTGTAGGGATAGCAGCTCTATATCCTTCTTCGTTAATCTCTCGGAGTTCGTCAATGA